AGTTGAAACTTCTTCGGCTGGAGTCTCTACATCTGCTGCAACTTCTGCAACTTCTGCATTTGTATCTTCTGCCATTTTGTTACCTCCTTCGTTGAGTGAAATATCATCACTCTTTTTAAGCCCGTCACTTAAAGTGATCTTTGGCTTTATGTTTTGATCAGGATAAAGATTAATTGAAGCAGAGCTATCAATTACATTACCTGCCAAACCTGGTGCAGCTGTTTCGCCAGCTTCATGTGCGGATGTTGGAGCATCATCTTTCTTAAAATAAGAATCAATTACTTTTTCAATTGCTTCAAACTTTTCTGAATCTTTTTGTTCAACCCATCCAATATTAATCATTGGATCTTCACATACAACACAATTCTTTGTTGTATGCTCTGATGTTGATGCTACTTCATCTTCTTTACACCAAAAAACATTTTCTAAAACTACATCTGCTACCATTCCTTTAATAAAGGAAGAGCCATCTGTATTTTTTTCAATAGAAAAAAAGTTTGCCAATTGATTTGCTGGGGAATCTACAAGACTCAACTCATGCAATTCATAGTCATGGATAACACGACGTTTTTCATCTGTACCGTCATCTGCCTTTTCCATCTTAGCATCTTTAATATTACCACCAATAGAAAAACCCGAGTAAGTTCCATCTAGGCACTTTTCCCAGGCATCTTGAGCACCTTTTGAAATATAAGCAGTTACATAAATTCCATTATATTTTTTTTGTGTCTCTGGATCAAAAAATGTATCTTCTTTAAAACTAACCATTTTACCAACTGCTGTTGGTCCATGCATTTCACGAATATTTCCTCTAAAATTATCAAAAGCTTTTTTACTTGCTTCAGCCTTTACGATATCTCCATGACGATCAACATTGTCTAGGGAAGCAAAGCCAGAAACGGTTCTCTTCTCCTTATTTATCTTTGTGATTGGGAAGTTAAGAGCTAACGAGGATTCGCTGTTTGACCAGTACGTTTTCTGAATATCCATATGTAAATAAATAATAGCAGTATTTATAAATAACGCATAATTTTGACAAAATTATTTTATAATTCCACTATTTATTTTTATCACCTTTCTTACATCTGTGCCTTCTGGTTGGTAGGCTTCTGGAGTTTTTTCTGGAACACCTTTATCCCCATCATTTATGTTATTTACATAAGGAGTTTGAATATGAGAGTCTGGTAACACATTAGGGCTATTCATAGAGTTATGAGACACCAGCCCTCCAGTTATAAACCCGACCAAAACATATCCAATATGTGGCAAATCACGCTGAAAACCAGTGGCTGCCCATGTGCTGAAAGCTCCTGTGGAGGCTATCATAAGTTGCTTTGCATCAAAAATTTGAAACTTAAAGTGATGTTTTAAACTCATAATGTGCCCTTTAATTCATCATAAATTATTTGAGGTATTGTATTTTTTACCACTATAATTCCTTGCCTTTTTTCATACTTAACTAATGCTGACTCTGTTTGAGTATTCATAGTTCCAGTATCGTACGCTTTTGGCAATAATCCCGCTTTTTCTAAAGCTTTCTGTACTGTCCAAACAGCATCATTTGTTTGACCTATTACAAATGAAGATTGAGAAGAAGGAAATGGGGGAGCTACAAAAACTGTTGTACTTGGAGAAGTAACGGTAGTTCCATTTGTTGTTCCAGGGTGAGTTACCAACATACCACCAGTCAGTGCTGTAGCACCTGCTGCAACTCCTGCTGTGGCTTTTTTGCTTGTAGAAACAGATGTTGTTGGTTTTAGTGGAACAGGATATTTAGGTCTTACAACTGCCATTACAAAAAGATAGTTTCTATGAACTCTCCAACAGCCTTCTTTTGTAGGATCATTTGGATTACCAGTATTAAATCCAATTGTTGTAAATCCTCCAGGACTGGCTGCCTCACATATCTCTACGTGATCTACAACACCATCACTATTCCAATCGTAAAAAACCAAATCGCCCATTTGCATAGACATTTTATTAACTACTAATCCTTGACGTTGAAACCAGGGTAGTGCTGCGGGATTATAAGAAAACCCTTTAGGAGTTTGTGCAGCAATTAAATGTGATAAACCTATTTGAGCAAAACACCAAGATACGCCCATTGCACAATATGGAGCATTAGGAACTCCGTACCAGTCACCATATGGATTTTCATTGCTTGCACCTTCATGAAAGCCTATCTGCATCCTTGCAACATTTAGTACATCTAATGCTGTTGCCATTTTTAATTACCTTCTTGTGGACCCTCGCCCTTTGCATTCCGAGCGGTTCCCATTTTATCAGGAGCATTTATTGTTCTATTTTGATCACGAGTTTTGTTACCACTAGCATCTGATGCTGCATCTTGCATTGCTTTAGGATTTAAAACAACAACAGCATCACCACCTGGAAGTGGAGCAAGTCCCTTACGAGCACGAATTTCATTAGGAACAATAACTTGATCTTTAATATAACGATCATCAATTCTTGATTGAGTTTCTTCATCTGTCAATGCAAGTTCATTAAATCGCAATACAAAAGCATCTGTAAGTTCTCTTACAATAAGATTAATTTTAAATTCAAGCTCTTCTTGACGTGGACGACAAACTTGTTCTTTAAATGTTTTATCAGCATCTTTAGCATTTGCTAGAGAAACGCCTTGTGGCATACCTATCTTTGAAATTGGAACACGGTGAGCAATAAGAATACGATCTCTATTTTCTACTGCATAGTTCTTAAACGAAGAATCTTGAACTCCCGCCTCTACAGGCTTCATTTCAAACTCTACACGACCTTGCTCTCCATCAGATGGAAGAGGAATATAAAGTGTTCTATGGTTTCTGCCCTTCAGTCCTGTTTGGAAAAATTCAAGCAATTTACGCTCTGCATCAGCGGTAAGCTTTGCACCCTTAACAACAATGATATATCTTGGAACAGCTTTATTCTCAAAATAATCTAGGTTAAAACGTTGTGCAAATTCATCACCTGCGACTGCATTTTTTGCAGACAAAATATCTGGCACACCATAGTATGTATTTGATGGTGTAAAAATTTTAAAGTGAATTACTTCATTTGGTTGCGGATCTGTACCAATTTGATCTGGAGTTTCTGTATCTCCAAAGTTTCTAAAAAATGTATAGCGGTTATAAACAACTTGCACAAAGCCATCACGGTGACGACGGATACGCATAGTAGTTGCTGGAATATGTCCAATGTAACCAATCTTGCCTGTTGATGTACGACCAACTTCAAGATATCCATTTCCAGTTGATTCTAAATCAACATAGATCTTTTTCATTGTTTCTGTAAATGAATCATCTGAGTTAAGAGATTCTAGGAAGTCACGAAGTTCTTCTTTCATTCCTTCAATTTTTGAACGTAACTTATCAAGTTTTTTTGGAGTTTCCATAACAGCTTCAATCTTTGAAGATGTTGCCCAAGTATTATCAAATTTATATCCAAGTCCAATCACGTTTGCTGCCTTAGCATTTACAGCAGAGTGATGATATGGAGAAATATCATATAGCTGTGCTAGATAAAGAACATTATATGGAGGCTGAACAATCTGAAAAAGAGAATATCCAGTAAGGTCAAGTGGATCAAGTTTCTTAGACTTTGCATCATCAACACCTGTAAAAGATTTTTGAATACGATTTACTTGACGACGAAAGTTTGGACTTAAGCCATCTGCTTTCTTTATATCTTCCCAACTTGCATTGAATGGATCATCAAATTCATTTTCTGTAGTATGTACAGGATTATCTAACTTGACTGTGATTGTGCCTTCATCTTCATCATCATTAGCAACAGTTAAATTAGTCAATTTTCATCTCCTTCATTTCTTTATAATATTCAAGCATTGCAGGAGTATCCATAACATCTGGTACTAAACCAAGTTCCAGTCTTTGTTGTTGAATAGCTAGTTCCTCATCATCAATTGCTCTGTGCCCCGCAAAAAAAATAGGGTGCCCCTCTTCTAAACCATAGTATTTTGCTGCATCTTTCAGCTTTTTAATTTGGCGTATGTCGCCTTTCATGGACGGGATACTTAGATATCCGCCCTCATCATCCATAACCAATGATTCATCAGGCATCTGCCAGGCATAAAGGCCCCAGCTTACCTCATCAATTGGTGTTACTTTCATTTTACCCATATGCCAATAATACCATCAAACTATTCAAAACTGAACATTAGGCTACCATTTTATCAAACATGGGTATGGAAAGTTATAGGTTGACCGTTATTTATTTGAGAAAATGTGCCAGAGTATTCAAGAACTGATCCTACTGAAGTCACTGAATCAAAAGCAATTGAAGTATTAACAGCAACAAAGGAAAGATACCTAGATTGTATCTGAGATAGTGTTAAGGTTCCTGGGTATATACTGATATAACCATAACTTGCCTCAGATGGAGATTTAGTAGAATCATATGAACCATTAACCAAAATATTGCTAGATCTTGAGCTTGGGTATACAAGAACAACATGATATATCTCACCATTTGTCAAAGTAATTGGAGAAGAGTTTCTGCTTACACCATTAACATAAAGAGTTGGTCCAGATATTGAATTTTGCAAAACATTTGATGAGTTAATCCAAAGATCCGCCGTACCTACTGAATCAGTGTCTAGAATAGCAGAGCCAGTTCCATCATATTCCATCCAAAATTCTATAGTTTGATAGCTTGTACTTGTAGTTGGAGAAATAATAGCATAGCCTGGTTTTGATCCTGGATCTTGTGCAGAAAATCTTATTCCCAGATTTCTTGATCTTGAAAGAATATTAGTTGAATCTTTTTTAAGATTATATGTTGTGCTTGAAGCTGGCGATATTTGAAATAGACCAGAATCTGATACTTCATTTATTTGTGAATAAACGCTTATAGACAAATTATCAATTCTTGGTTGCAGCCCAGCAGAGGTATCAGATGAAAATAAAGTTACTTTAATTAAACATTGACCTGCAAAAGATGATCCATAATTTGATAAGAAATATGGAAAAGTTTTTCCATTTACAACATTATAGTAAGATAAACCATTATCATAAGAAACAGATACTGTAACAAACCTATTTGATATAACACTTGTTGATAAGTTATTATTATAAGAAGCTGTATCCCAGGACAACTGAATTCCTGCAAAATTTGGATATGAAGCAACAGTTAATGGATAAACCCAAGTTCCAGTTACTGAAGAAGGGCTAGAAGTTTTAGACAATGTAATACCTGTTTTATCAGCAATTACATTTGAAAACACTCCTTGATTGTAAGAGTTGCTGGTGACGAACTCTTGGGAATATATCAACTGACCTGAATTATTATCAAAAGAAAAATGAGACATATTTGTTTGATTTGAATAATTAATTGGATTTGAATCTCTATGTGCCCAAAACATATGATTTCTTATTTCATTAGTAGAAAGCACTCTATCATAAAAAGCTAAACCATTTATAGTGAAATGATTATTATTTGACGCTGGCCCCACATTAAATACACTTGAAGAATCAGAATAAAACTGATAACTTGAAGGAATAGAAATAGATTCATCTGTTAATCCATTTACAGAAATAGTCATAGTCATATCTTTTACAGAAACAAATACATGTATTGGGGTATCCCAACTATATACTTGTTTTTTAGTTGTTAAAGATAATCCGTTAGAAAAATACAAAGTAAAATATATAAAATCACTATTTGTATATATTTGCATTCTATTTGTAGATCCAGATTGTAGACTGATGATATTACAAGATGTGTTTAATGCACCTGGCATTAGTAACCAAAACTCTATACCAAATGCTCTATTTTCGTATCCTTTTTGAAATACCCCGCCATTTGTTATTCCTGGAGCATAAGTATTATTTATCAAAATATTTGAACTTGAATTTATAAAGCATCCATTTACACTGGAGTCAAAACTTGAGTGAGCTATCAATGTAGTTATATCAGTAAAGCTTGGAGAACCCACAGTGTAAGCACCATGATTTCCAAAGTTTGAAACAT